CGTTAAGCTCGGCACGAGCATATGCCATAAGTTCGTTCTTAGCCTGCTCAAGCAAGTAACCCTGATCAAAAGCGCTCTCTAGCTGTCCTTCAATGCGAGCCAAGTCATTACGCGTGGCAGCTTCAAACTTGCCTATTTCACGCTCGTAGGTTTGCAGTGCATCTACAGTTATATCAATGCTGTCTTTGAACTCGTTGAACCTGTTGGTTGCATCCTCAAACGGCTTGCCGTTCTCAAGATCTTCAGCCATCTGTGCAAGACGTTTTTGCAGAGGCTCAATAGCATCCTCTAAGCGCTCTATATCCGCCGTAAGTTCTGCAAGTTCTCTTAGGCCGGCAGTTGTCTTGTTGAAGTCATCCTGCAATTCTCTGGCTAGCTCTTTACCGCCATCTATGATGATGTCAAAGACTTTTTCCCAATCGGCACTACCGAGTATTTGATCAATAAAGGACTCTGATAGACCCAGATCCTGCAATTGAAGTCTTGCAGACTCTTGCTCAATTGACTCAGCTATCTTGTCGAAGAACTCCGCTACGTGATCTGTAACTTTGCTTGTGGTTTCGCTTGATGTTAGTTCTTCTTCGAGCAGCTCAGGGAATCTTCCACCCATAGCCTCGGCCATAGCCGCATAACGGTTTGCTTCTGCAACGCCTTGTCGGCTGCTAACACGTCCAGTAACATCGGACATAAACAGTCTTTGAATAGCACCAGCTGCAGCATCAGCGGCTGGCTTGAGAGCAAGCAAGCGCCGTTCTTCTTCTTCTAAGGATCTTGCAAAAACATCTGCTAGTTCTGCGCCTGTTCGCTGTGAATTGTTGAATTCGATAAGCGCATCAAGAACAAGTTGATAAGCCTTATCAACGCCGTCTGCCCTTTTTTCGTTTTCCTCAAGCAGCTTGTTGAAGAATGGCATGTTTTCTTCGCTGACAAGCGTTCCAATTCTTTCGTTCCAAACGTCTAGGTAAGTGCCACCTGCAGCAAACAGCTCATTCGTAAACTCAAGAACGGCATTTACCTTATTGAGAGTGCCTTCCAGTAGTGCAAACGCTGGGGATAGAGCTACGTTTAGCACCTGAATTAGAGGGTTTGCAAGCTCAATCAGCTCAAAAATGAAGTTTGCGAATTCTTCTACTAGCGGTGTAACCGTTTCAATTGCGCCACTTAGGCCATCTACGGTCTCAATGATGCCCGGACCTGCATCGTTCATTACCTCTCTAAACGAAGCAATTAGGTCAGATAGCGGTTGCTGTAAGTTTTCACCGGCTGCGGCCTGTAGGTTTGCAAACTCCGCTGTAAGCTGTGTTTGCTGTACGAACAAGGTCTCCGACAGACGTGTATATGCGCCAAGGGCATCTCCACCACGCTCAAACAAAAACTGCAAACGAATTTGCTGCTCTGCAAGTCTTCGCTCTGCACCTTCTAGGTCATCGAGACCACGTGCCGCCAACTCGGCATTGATCTCGTTCTGCTTCATGGCAACACCGAATTTTGCAATCGGGTCATACTGACCGCGGAACAAAGCGGTCATACCAAGCAAGGCTTCTTGCACGTCATAACCGAATGTTGCAGATAGGTCCACAGCCAGCTTCACAAGTCTTTGTGTCTGCTTTGCTGTTTCTTCAATCGTGAAACCTGATTGCTTTAGAACCGAACCGGTGAAGACGGCAGACTTAGCTGCTTGCTCCTGTGACAGACCGTAATCTTCGACATCACGAACAAAACCCTTCATCACAACTGATTGATCTTCAAAGACCTGATCAAGTGCAACCAAGTTACGTTCTAGTCGCTGAGCTGATCCAGCTGCGTTAGCTAAAAAGTCTTGAGCTGTGGTAATACCCTGAAAAGCTGCAAAGGCACCGGCGGCTTTACCGATGTTCCCGGCTAGGCCCTTCATGTCGTTTGACAGACCACTCATTGCCTGACCGGCAGCGTTGATACCGGCACTTCGCAGTACCGTCAGAAGAGGCAGGATTATGGGTGCGGCCATCAGGACTCCAAGATTCTATTTACACGTCTGGTGTAGTCGTTCAAAACTTCTGTTACGTTCTTTCGATATTCAGGTAGGTGCTTTTCCGCAGAAGGCCAAGCGTACCTAGACGGCCTTCTTGCCCCACCTGTATTTAGCCTAGCAATAAACTTATTTACGGAATCTTGATCAATCTTGTGGCTACGGCGTTGTGGCCGACCGAATTGGTAACCAAAATATTCATTAGTACGTCCTCGGCCGTAGTTGTTTCTCGCGGTGCCTTTACGCCCTGCCATATCGGCAATAATCGTTGCAGGGTTTACCACAAGCACTCTTACAAGCGATACAGTGCCATCCTGAGCGGTGCGTAGCTTAGCTAAGTTCTTGCCCTCCCGGCGGTCCTTGAAATTCAGTCTTACGGTGTCCTGAGCGTTTGTGTAGTTACGGCCAGTGCCTCCCCATGACAGCCGACCAACGCTAGATACCCAGCCATCATATTGACGGCTAGCAATTGCGTTTGCGGTTGCCCATGGCTTAGAAGAATTTACTTTACGTGGACCGAGTGGTGGCGACTTGATCCTGTTTAGTGTTTTCTTTACATCGTTTCTAAAAGGCCGACCGAGTTTAGTTGCATCACGCTTGAACTCCCTGTACATGTTAGGAGCTATTGTTTTCAACTCTCGGCGCAGTTCGTCAAGATCAGATACAGAGATAGTGGCCTTGTCTTGTGCAGCCAACATATTCATGCTTACGCTTGAAGGAGAGCCGCCGCCCTTGGCGGAAGTTGCGAGGAAGCCACCTGCAAAGGCTCTTTGGAAAACTCCCATTAGTGCAGCTGCCACGTCACCACCTCTCTCTCTTACTATTCTACCGAAAAAAAGAGACCGCCCTTTCGGACGGCCTCCTTTACTTCTTTGGCGTGTTTTTATTCACTAGCCATCGGTACATAGTCCAGACCATTCGCTCGTCTAGTTGCATTAGTTCTCGTGGAGATATTCCTGTCTCCACAGCTAATCCAGCTATAAACCAGTGAGCTGAGCTATCACCGAGGCCCTTTATTTTGGGTCTTTTTCACTTCCAGTCACGTTCTCAATTGTTGCAAGCCAAGCATCGAAGTCTAGGTCTGTCTTTTTCTGTCGGCTCTCGCTATGCCATGCTAGGTATGCCATGTATGTGAGCCTGTAATCATTTTGCAGTACAGCTATTGACTTATCGAACTTGTTTTCAAACGCGACCATGTCAGCAGCGTTTACGACAATCTCGGACTTTTTTCCATCAGCGAAGATGATTTGTAGGTTGATTTTCATTTTTTATCCTTATGCAGTTGCGTATGTAATTTCACCGCTAGTTGGGAAGGTAACTGAGAAGGTACTTAGATCTCCTACAGCTCCTGAAACTGGGGTGAAGCTTGTAACCAAGCAAGTTGCGGTATATGCAGGCGTGGTCTCACTAGCTGCAGTTCCGTTGCCGGGGATAAGAACAACAGTTGCCTGAGTTCCTACTAGGTCTTGGAACAAGGTGCTAACGCCACCTGCTCCGAAGTCGTGGTGGAAGTCAATGGACACCTGTCCTGACTTTAGACCACCGATAACCTCGGTAAATCCATTTGAACCGAAATCGGTTGTTTCTACCTCAGCGGCATTGATCACCAGCTCAGCGCGAGCAACAGAGCCGGAGACATCATCGCCATTGATAGATACGTTATTACCTGTAACTACGTATTTTGACACGAGTTTTCTCCTTATGCGTAAACGGTGACTGTAAAATCAGCCGCCAAATATGTTTGATCATTTATTGTTATAGATCCCATTCCGCCCGATCTTTCAACCCTAAGGTCTTGGATCGCGCCGTCTAGGCTCCTATTAGATTCTATCGCAAGTTTCACCGACTGAGCGCCAAAGGGTTGCAGATAGCCATCTAGTTTGCGCTGTTGCTCTCGCTCGGCAGCGCGGCCGACTACTACAGTGACCACAAAGTTCAAAGTAGTAAGTCCTTGTTGCATAGCAGTGTTGTACTCAATTGACTCAAGTCCAACTATTGCTACTGGGGGATTGGGGTTATCCGGCAGGTAAGATTCGTTTCTTAGGCCGGGGATAGTGGCCAAGTTAGAAGCAATGCCCGACCGAATAGTGGCTATATCAAAGCTCAAGCCATTCTCACTCTCTTGTAAGGATCGCAAAGAGCGGCTACGTCAGGATCAACGCGGCTAACTCTAATTACTCCCAAGTCTCCAAAGCCTGTAACTCCCAGAGGGCTGTCATTACGCTTGTAGATACGTGATGCCAAAATAACTGCTGCTTGCTTGATCGCTGTCGGAACTGAAGGCCAACCGAATGTTCCCTCTACCTGTACAAGCGCTTCTCCGCCAAG